CCTCGTCGGGATGCGTAAGCTCGTCGGTGTAACCCGTCTTGACGCGATCCATGAACTCGATCCAAAGCCCAGGATACGAACCTGCTTGGACCGTGTTGTTGAAATGGATCGTGGCCGTCACACGGAACGGGTTACGCCCCGTGAACTCATGCTGTGCGCCATCCAGATATGGGTACTTGCGCTCTGCCAGGTCGTGGCTGAAGTCTGTCTGAATACTGGAAGTGTCCAGCTGCAAACCGGCCCACGTCAACGCCACCAGGTTGTTGATGATGTCGTAGTCGGGAGTGCTGAAGTCGGCCATGTCAGTCGTCTATCTTCGCAGCAGGCGGCCCCATCAATGTTGACGTTCCACCAATTCTGCGCGTAGCGGTGTCTATTGCATCAGCAAATTTACCAGCCGCTCCACCAGCCACTTTGAGTTGCTGTTCCATGCCAGCGGTCACGGTAGCGGAGAGTTTGGGCGGCTCGATGGCTGGCGCTGCAGGAGGCTGGCCGAACTCAAATCCACCCATTTGCGGAACTGGGCCAGTTGGTATCATGTCTCCTGGTGTTTGAACTCTTCCTTCGCCGCCTTTACTGGCAGCGTATCCTAGTCCAGAAACACCACCAAACAGCTCAAAAGCCCTAACAGCGTCCTTGCTGCTCATAGGCGGCCCCTCGAACAAGAAAGGCTGCACCGGCTCTCCCTTGATTGCCTGCTCAACCATCTTGAGAGGATCCCATGTCGGTTGCATGTGCCCCTCTGGCATCGGCGCTGGCTTTTTCCTCTCGACTTCGGCCGCAGCAGCTGTTGCTTTGGCCCTCGCTTCTGCCACCTGTTTTGCTAGGCCGGGAGTCACGACACCAGAGAGCAACTCCTTCGTTTGCTTCTCTTCGAGCTCCTTGGCTTCAGCCTCTGCTATCTGCGCTTCGATTTTCGCCTTCGCGTGTTCCATTCTTGCAGCTGCCCGCTTACCACCAGGAAGATGGCTCGTAAAAAAGGCTATGGTTCCAACCATGTCCGCTAATGCCGAGATGAACGCTGCTGCTACGGGGATCAGGGCAGGCAAAGCTTCAACCACTTTTTGAATCGCCTCCATCAGCGGCCCTTCTGCCTGCTGCTTGACCTGCTCCCATGCCGAGGTGAGTTTGTTTGTGGGCTCTTTTGCCTGCGTCTGAAAGTCACGGAAGAAGTCTGCGACACGAGTGCCTTCGAGAATGAACTGGTCGACGGCTTCTTTTACGCGCGATTCAACTAGGGACTTTCTTTCAGTATCCGATAGACCCTTCTCCCGCGCTTCATTCATCGCGTCTTGCCATGCCTTCATGAGGGGGGCAGGAGCTTTTTCGCCACGGATGGCCAGCAATTTACCAATGGCGGTACTCTTTTTCTGCACATCTTCTCCACCGGCAGAAACGATGAGCTCAGGCAACCATTTACGAATGCCGCGAATTCGCTTGTTGGTCCCTTCACCCTCGTACATCTGGACGCCATACTCTTTTTCGATGAATTCGGACTTCAATTTCATCTGGCGCAACATATTCCGCATCGATGTTTTCGCTTCGCCCGGTGTACCGGTGCCAAAACGAGCGAGTTGAAAAATGTTGCCTAGTTCCATGAGTCCCTGCGGTCCAGTCGGAAGACCCATGCTAGCGAACTCTGCTGCTAACTCTGGGAGATAATGCGATATGTCCTTGATCTCGATAGCGCCAGCTTTTCCTTGCGCAGTAAACATGGCAAATGCTTCCGTGGCCTGCTGTATTGTGTCTATGTCCATCATGCGATTCATTGTGGCAAGGGAAGCAGCCACATCATCAATATCGCTCGATGTTCCAACGGCAGCCTGCGCCAACAGTTCCATGGCATCTACCGAAAATTTCATGTCCCCAGTGATCTCTTGGATCTTGTGACCGCCACGAAGAATGTCTTCTGTGCTAACGCCTGATTCGATGGCTACTTCGCGGGCACGGGCCGTCAGGTATTCTGGACTTGGACTCACTCCAGGGCCGAATCCCTTGCCGAACTTAGCGCCCCCTGTCCTACCAGCTACGGCCCATCCCATAGCTTCTTTGCGCTCGCCAAGAATGGCCCGTGCGGCACCACCGGCCAACAAGCCGCCAGCCGCCACGCTGCCGTAGGCCAACGTGCGGGCTCCCATAGACATGAAGCCGCCCTCTACCGCTTGCCTGAAACCACCCCGGCGCCCTCTCCGTGCAGCAGGAGACCGCCCAGCTGCACGCCGCTGAACGCGTTCTGCCATCCTGTCACGTTTGCGATTATCTCGAGCGATTGCTACCGTCTCTTCATTGCGAATGCGCTGTTTGGTCAGAACCTCTTTGTGGGCCAATTCTTCACGGCGACGAATAGCACGACGCTCATCTGCCAACCCCTGGCGCGTTGCATAGTCTTTGGCTTTCGCCTGCTTTTTTTGATCCTGAGCGACGATCTGCGCCAACTCGGCGGTCGCAGTCAGCCGTCTTCGCGTTTGCTGCTTGTAGTGCGTCGTGGCCCGTCTTTGCTGAGCTACGGCGAAAACTGCCCCTTTGCCAACAGAGGCGTTCATGCGCTGAGCAGCCACGGCTACTTCATTGAACGCCCGCGCTGCTGCAGCTGACCCAGTGGCCACAAAGCGGAAACGGATTGCCTCTTCAGCCACTAGCAGCAATCCTCCTGCCGAGCTTTCTCAGGTTTACGCCCACGCCGTGTGCAGCGCGCTGTGCTGCAGCGTCGATATTGCTCAGGTGCTTGAGATAGGCGATGTAGCGAGCGTAGTAGGCGACTGGACCACCCATGACCAAGTCGATGCTGATGTAGTTTGGCGTCAGTGCAAATTCTTCTGCACGAGTACTCTTGTTCAACTCGCCGGTCCTGTTGACGTAGGCGTGAGTTTGGCGTTCCCAGGCGGCAGCTTTGGCGACAGGGTCATACACCTCTTGCATGACGTTGTCCTGCTCAAGGAGTGTCTGCGCCCTCTCCATGTGGCGCAGCATCTTCGTCAGGCCGCTCGTGTAGACTCGACAATGCATTCGGTTGTTTCTCTGCTCGTCTGAGCTTCTTGGCACAGCACACCAACAGGTAGATCAAGTAGTCCCGATGGCACTGCGCCAGTGCCATGTCCGGCAGGTCGGTGTAGCCCGCCTCGGCGCACAGGCTGATGTAGAACTCGACGCGCTCCTCGGAGGTGTCCATCTCGAACACGCCACTCTCGCCGAGGCACGCGTTGTAGTTGTTGAGCAGCACGCCGAGCTCGTCGGTCGACATGTGCTGCATCATCCACTTGGGCGACGGGAACGCCGCTAGAGCCTGCGGCTTCGCGTGGTGCCGGCAGCAGGTGTGGAGGATGTGGGCCGTCTTGGCCTCGGTCAGGATGTCGGCGTCCTTGGAGGCCGGGGTGTCCTTGCCGCCCAGTTCCTCGGCGTACTTGTGGGCGTTGACCACCGCCGCGTCCTGCTCGGCCTTGCTGGCCACCCAGATCTTGTAAGCGCCCAGTGACTTGCCACCGGGGCCCATCATGTTGGTCGCCTCGAAGTCCCACGTCGCGCGGTTCTTCTGTCGCTCTTCGAGCGCTTTGACCAGGGGGCTTTCTTCGTCGTAGTTGCTCACCTTCGCCGTCCTCTCCGTGGGGGCGGTGCCCCCTTTGATCTGCGCTTGTCTGTGTGCTTCTCCATCCATTCTCGGCATGCGTGGTACAGGAACCACTGGCCGTCGGTGAGCTGCCGGAACGGTAGCCCGAAGAAGCGGTCTGGTCGCGGGATGATGCGCCCAGCACCGAAGCCGAGCGCAGCATCGTAACAGTGGCCGAGCGCAATGGCCTCGCTCGGATTCTCGTCTGCCCCCTTGCGCAGGGTCTGAACCCACGCCTTGAGGTCGGACATGGGCAGGACAGGAGAGATGACCGACAGAGCCTCGCTCACGTCTTTTGCCAGAGCACGGACCTCGTGCTCGAGCATCATCCCTACCTGCTCTGCCGTATCGAACGCCCTCCTGCCATCGCGGAGGTGTGTGGCTGCTGCCACGATGTGACACTCGACCGAGTCACCGTCGAGTGCCTCCATCATGTCGCGCGAATGGATGGCGTACACACGAAGCTTGAAACCAGCGACCTGGTAGTCGATATCCATCCATGGGCGCGGTGACCGTAGCAGCAGCCTGAACAGTCTCCCCGGGCCCACCTTTTCCGGGGGAAGGTTCACGTGCTACTCGAATGCGTTGGCTTCGCCGTGGTGCTCGAAGCTGACGGTGGTCGACTGACCCACGCCGGCCGAAAGCCGCACGTTGCGGATGAAGCCATCGTTCAGCATCATCTTGCCTGAGCCAAGTTGGATGCCGCAGGGGACGATCCAACATTCGAGCTCGGCCTTCTCGAAGTTGAACTCGAAGCCAGTCCGCGGCTGCGCGTTCTCGATGGTCGTGACGCGTTTCTTGGGGCTCGGGGTCTCACCCGCAAAGCCCTTCCGAAGCGTGAACACGTCCTGGTCGTTGTTCTCGATGTTGGTTTCGACGCTCGTAGATTCCTCGAGGAGTTTGCCTCCCAAGTACACCCAAGCGTTATCATAGATTTCGAGTGCCATAGCGTTGTCCTCAGTACGCCGTCGAGCTTTCTTCAATCAGGAAACACGCCCTGTTGTTGTGCTTGACGGCAATCGGTTGACTGCGTGCGCTGAGCCCATCGGTCAATCGCACGACTGCGAAGGTGTCCTTCATCTGCTGCTGGAAGGTCGGGTCGAGCACCGGGCCACCGGTGAAGTTGATGAGGTCGTCGATCACCTTGCTGTGTAGCCGAACGAGAGCGCTCGGGTACTGCGTGTTGGGCAGCGGTGGCATGCCGCTCGCCGGGTCGTCCGCCACGAAGTCCTGCTTCGAGGTGAAGTAGCGGATGAACAGCGTCTCCCAGTAGTAGTCGATGGCCGATGGGATATGGCCCTCTCGCGCGCGGTAGTCGTTGAAGTTGCCGTTGAGCGACCGCGTCGTGATCGACCGCACGAAGTAGGCCTGTCCGTTCGACTTCCAATCGATGGGCGTCCCACCATTGTTGAGGTCGGCTCTGATCTCCGACTCGGTCGGCTTGTCAGCGGCCAAGTACGGCGGCGGGATTTGGAAGACCTCTCCCTCGTCCAGGCCGTAGTCGGTCATGTTGGCGCCGGGGTGCGCGATCTCCTTCGCCCGGTGAGCCGCGGCGCAGTGCGCCGCAATCATCATCGGGGTCCAGTCGTTGTTCTCTGCATGGAAGATCTTGCAGCGGACTGCGTTGACGTTGGCATTCGACGCCACCGCCGTCAGATCACCCTGCGTGCCGAGGGCCGCGAAGAACACCTGTTGGCCCTTGCTGTTGGCCGGGAGAGCCTGGTCGTTGATCATGGCCACGTGTTCGCCGATGCCGCCGTCGGCTGGCGTTGGTGCGGTGGCTGCCAACCCCGGTGCTAGCGGGTTCGTCTTGCCGCTCACCTGGTAGTAGATCTCCTCGCCACGCAAGGCGTCGATGGCGTTGCCCATGTCGTCGTCGGTGGCGGCTGCAACGATTGCCGCTGCGGTGACCGTCAACGTGCATGGCACCGTGAACGATGCCCGAACGCTGTTGATCACCCACTCGTGCCGACGACCAGCGTTGACAGCGTCCACGCGGAGCTCGCCTGGATTGGCAGTCGCAACCGCTGTCATAGGCCAATCGAGTTGCTCGTTGATCTTGGCCACCGCGGCATCGCGCACGTCGCCGAAGGTGTCTCCGGTAGCGATAGGCACCTGGACTTCTTCGCCGATGCAGCTGATCTTGGCAGCTGAAGGCTTGGATGCCGGACCTACAGCAAAGGTGATGAGCCGCGATGCCGTTCCGGTACCCTCGGGGACCGCGATGGCGTGGATGGTCGCGCTCTTGTTGATGGAGACGTAGGACTTGTATCCGAGGTAGATCTCCGACTTGCGCCCGAAGCGTTGGATGCAATCGTCATCGCCGACGATGGCGCTTCCGAACGTGTCGACGGTCTCGGAACCAGTCGATGCCTTGTTGCCAAGAAGCACCACCTTGCGCTGCTTGCTCGGCGATGAACTCACACCCTGAGCGAATCGAATCTCCCGGATGATGCCGGGGATAGGATCAGCCGGGTCGTACCCGGTCAGTGGAAAACCAGCCATCAGTCAATCTCCGTCTTCTTGCTCTTCTTGACGGCCTTCACGAGCGGTACTCCCGCCCACATGGCCGTCTCTTCATCCATCGGTAGGAGGTCGCCTTTTCTGAGCAACCGCCTCACGTGCCAAGTCGCTGCTACTTTTTGACCACCGGGGATGACGTCACCCGGGGCGTTGCCGTTCATGGTGCGTCCGTAGTAGCGCCGGACACCTGCAAGACCCGCCACGTCATTCCACGCGCAGCGGCCCTCCACGGCCTTGATGAATGCTCTTTCGATATGCATGTCGGTTGCCCACCTTCTTACAGCATCTCTCCGGACTGCTTGACGATCCAGTCTGTGCCGTCGAACTCCACATCCAGAAACGCTCTTGCTCCAGCGCCAAATGTGACCAGCGTGCCACCGCCACCGCCGCCGTTGTCCACCTGATACGTGAACGCCTCCATGTCGAGGCGCGTGATGGTCATCTGGTCGCCCTCAGAGGCGTAGTCATCGCCGATGGTCAGCACCCTGGCAGCCGTCAGTGTCGCCAGGGGGAGAACCCGCCAACGCCCTTCTGAGATGGTGATGGTGGCGTCTGCGTCGGTGAGGTCGGCTCCTCTGGACACTGAACGAATCCTGATCCACTGGCCGATGCCACCTCCCATCGGCGTGATGATGTTGATCTGGTCAGCCGTCAATGACGAGCCCAGATACCAGGCGTAGTGTGCGTCTTCTTCGACGACGTAGGCGTACCGCGTAGCAGTCTGCGGGCCCGCTCGACTGGCGAGCTCCAGCACGTCGCTGTAGACAGTTGGAGACCAGCGTACGGTTGACATCAATCCACCTCGTCGTCCTCAGAGCCGTCCGGGTAGGGCAACACGCCCGACCGAACAGGCGTCGTGCTTTCCGTCGTGTCGCCAGTCTCCATGGTCATCTGGATGTCAGGCATGAGGTCGTTGGGCACATTCGGCAGATCGATGGGCCGGTCGACGTCGATGCGCTCCCAGACTTCGATGTGGGTCTTGCAGGTTGGATAGCCCCACTGCACAGCCCCATCGCCGCCGGTGCCCATGCGCTCGGGGACGCCCTCTGTGGTGCCGGGGTGCTTCCAGCTCATGCCGTACTCGGAGTTGCGGTAGCGCCATGCCATCATGCCCACCGAGCGGGCGATGGGGGTTCCCGGGGGGTCGCCGTTGTAGCCGTAGTCGTAGTGCCGCCCCCAGGTGATGGCGCGGGCGAAGATGGCCGCCACGTTGCCCAGAAGGCCTTCCCTTGCCGTCATACCCTGAGGGCTGACGAGCTCCTGGAAGATGTACTGGGCGAAGATGTCGCGGCGCCGGCAGTGCCGTAGAAGCGTGACCTGCTCCTCGTACTCTCGAGCACACCAGACGTACAGTGCCGGCAGGGACTGCCGGACGTAGATGGCGTTGGGGTCGTAGGGGAACACCGCAGCAGGGGCCAGGATGGTCGGCGAGCGCCCTTGCATGTTGCCCATCTTGGCGTTCATACCCCAGGTGAGCCAGAAGGCCAGGTAGTCGAGGATTCCACGCACCGTCGGGTCGACCAGCTCGGAGTTGAGCGTCCCCGCTGGGATTGGCTGGAGGAAACCACCGACGGCAGACTCGTTGGTCGGCATCAGCCCACAGGCCTCGGGTAGTCACGGTCGAGTACACGCAACGTTAGGACGTACCTGAAGGGGCGTGAGGACTCGATGTTGTAGAGCACGTAGTAGCCTTGGTTTGGTCCTTCTACCCGGTAGACGACGACCTCATTGGCCGCGGGGCTCGGATTGAGCACGTCCCAATCGAGGCCGCCTTTGGGGTGCTTGGGAATGACCGGCTCGACGACGAGCTCGCGCCCGTCGACCGTCTGGTTGGTGCGAGGTCGCGGGAGCAACTCGCACAGAACTGTGACAGTCAGGTTGCCGAGGAACGCTTGGCCACCGTCCCACGACCACTTCTCGACGAACACGGCGTTCTGCCTGATGTCGCAACCGGTGGGTCCCGGTATCTCCTCCAGCGTCTCGACGAGGTCCAGCAGGTCCTCGCGTAGCGTCACTAGTAGGCCTCCAGCACGCAGGCACCTCCGACGGTATCAGCCCATGCGGGCTTGACGCGCACCAGAGAGGAAATCTGCATGACGATGCCCTTGTAGTGCTCGATGGCCCGGTCGTAGGCACTACCACCCGAGTCCTTGATGGACCACCACTCGACTTCCTTGCGACCGATGCCCTTGAGGTTGCCTACCTTGCTGATGGCATCCGACATGGCGTACTGCCATGCCTTGTTGGCTTCGTTGAGCATCACTCGGAGGCGAGCCACACCGCTGTTGACCATGATCGGATAGCCGTCAGCGGTGTGGGCCTTGAGAAATCGAGCCGCGAACGTGATGGCCGCTGCCGTTTTGACCCAGACGATTTCTGCATCATCGCCTGTGTCGACCACGAGCTGCGCGTTGTCGACGATGCCCGTCATCGAGAGCGGTGTCACTACGGTGATGGTATTGGCCAACACCGGAGTGATCGATCTGGTGGCATCCCCCTCCGTCAGATTCGGCGCCACCACATCATGGAAGAGTTCATAGAACCCGTCCGGCGTATATGGATAGGCGCCGATTCCGACGTTGCCGTAGCCGAGGTGGAACCTCAGATCTTCAATCTCGACGTCAGTGAGGGGCATCGTCTACTGCTCGCTACTGAGAGCCGCGACGGAGGTACCGATAGTCGAACGCACAAGAGCCGCCCGGTGCGTTCCCCTGAACGCTGACCCGGAAGAACTTCCAGCCGTTCAGGTTGGGCACCGTGTAGCAGCGCTCTGCGTCGGCCGTGAGAACCTCCGTGAACTGGTTGCCGGCTGCATCGTAGATGGGATCATAGGTGACCCCATCAGTGCTTGCGTACATGCGCACGGTGCAGTTGACGATTGCACCCAGAGTGAAGGTCAAGTCGACCGTCACTTGTGACGCCCATGCGTTGTTGAGGTCGAACGCGTTGCCAGCCACCTCGGCAGCAGTGAGCGCTGCCGCGGCACGACCGACGAATGCTTTGTTGGAAGAGCTCGAAGCCACTGGATTCCTCCTTACGCGGCCTGGAAGAGAACGCGTTGCACGGCGCGGTTGTCCAGGGTCTGGAACGCTTGGATGGAGCGCCAGATGACCTTGGCGACCTTGCCGTAGTCGGTGTCGTCCGCCCAGAACGCACTCGGCGTCATGGCGGTGCCCATTCCCACGGCCTGTGGCCCGAAGATGAGTCCTTCGAACACCTCGGAGCCCGCAGGCACCGCGTTGCCGTCGCCGGGGACGGTTTCACCCGCGGCGTAGGTGCGCAGCGTCGAGACCTCGAAGATGTCGAGGTCCTGGACCGTGGCGATGTGGCCGTAGATGAGGTTGCGCTGCGCGGCGTGGTTCGCCGACAGCTCGCGGTAGTCCACGTCACCGAGCATGTCGACGTTGAACTGGGTGGGGACGAGGCAGACATAGCGACCGTTGGGGAACGGTTGCCAGTTGCGGTCAGACACCGCTTTGCGAGCCTTGAACAGCAGTTCGAGACTCACGCTGTGACCGGCTCCGAGGGTGAAGCTGAGCACGTTGGGGACGTCGTCGGCGTAGGTGATGTTGCCAGTGGCACGGAACAGGTCACGAATGACCGTGTCGAGCAGCACGACGTAGTCACGTCGCAGGTGCATTGTGGTCAGGCTGGCCAGCTGGTCCTTGTTCGCCTTGTACTTCGCGTCGAAGTCGCGGATGGCGTACGGTTGGACCTCGGCGGCGGTGGCGTTGTAGGGACCCTCGTACTCGTGAAGCACGATGGGCACCTCTTCCGCCTTGATGGCCTGCCCCGTGGTCGAGGTGGTCTTGTCCGGCTGGACCTGGCGAGCAGCCAGGGTGTAGCCACCACCCTCGAAGATGGGTCGACGCATCTTGACGGTCTCGCCGGCATCCTTGCCGAACTCGTCGACTGCCATCACGGTGCCTGGGTAGGCATCGGCTGCACGGGCGAGCTCGTCCAGTTGCGGCGGCACTTGGTCACCACCACCCACCATGGAGA